GAACCCTCTAAAGTTAGGCAGAATGCCCAACCCAAACCCTTCCCTTACGGGAGAGTCACCCAGCGCTTACGTATATTCGTAACCGCTCTCTGTATGTGACCGAGACTATCCCCTACGAAGTACTCTAAGGGACGGAATCGTGCTACAGTGAAGAATTGTAGCAATACAGAGTTGCTATTCGGTAGGATCCGGGTTGTCTTTCCGCAAGGAACGTCAACACGGACTTCTAGGCGTTGAAGATCGGAGTTCCACCTTCTAGGAAGATGTGTGTTATCTCCGTTCTCAACGTCCCACCAACCGAACGCGCCTGAGTCGATCGGAACATTAGCGAAGGTAAATCGCCTTAGCTGATGCACTCTCGATTTTACGTACTTCGCGGTAGCAAAATAGCCTCGTTTTACGAAGTTATTATGCGAATCCACGCAGGACGCAATCGACTCAGGTCGGGACACTTCAGGGTAGGTCATTGAATACGTTGGGGTTACATCGTTTCCCTCAAACGCATCAAGACCGCAGGACTCACGGAATCTTCCGATTCCATAAGTCTTCTGCGAATTAACCTTGAGACCAAGGTGACCTAGCAATCCCGTCAGCGTCTCCCATCCATCTAAGGGGACGATGATATCGTCACCAAAGACGCGGACCTCCTGTGAGACCGACTCAATGTTTCTACTAGTTACCTTCATCTGCCTCGAGTAGAGAACAGACGAAATGGCTAGTATAGCAAAGACATAGGTTTGAACAGGAAAGGTTACAGCTGAACCCATGCAAGAAAACTTCCTAAGCATGATATACTTAGGGGATTTCTTATCGATAGCATTCATTAGCCATCGAGTCCTAGAGGAATGGAACGCTTCGAGGAGTGATGAACTCTTTCGAAAAATGCGTTCAATAACCCAGCAGGACAACCGGTCTGATGCAGACGATAAATCTATCGTCGCATGAGACTGATCATGGGAAGCACGTCGAGCGAATTCCTGATTCTCACGCTGGTCACGAAAGTGAATAGCGGAAGAGATAGGGGTATCTGCTAGACGTCGGGAAAGAAAATCCTTGATAATCTGCTGGCACCATTGATGCGCAACGGGCTCCGAGGCTATCAACCTCGGGCCCTTGAGCGTCTTCGGAACAGAGATTAGCTTGGACGGAAACTCACCCTCTCCATAGAGGAGGTGAGAATCCTTCCCGTTGAGGAAGTCCGCCCAGTTAGTGAGATTGGAAAAACCAAACTCGCTCATAGGGAAGACTCGCTCAAGCTTAGCAGGCCAGCT